CAATCGTTCTTGAGCATTTTCAAATTCTTTAAGTTGTTCTTTGAGAGTTGAAAGAACATCTTCTTTCTCCATACTTTGAGAGAAACACTTTTCTACTTCATCATTAAGACCAGTAATCTTTGATAATTTTGAATCAATATCTTCTTTACTCTGACTTTCAATTTTATAAATAAAGTCTTTTTGCATATCAACTTTATCTTTAAGACTTTCTTTCTTTAATTCTAAAGTCTTAACTTCTTCACGGATGCTACGAATTTTACCTTTGATGACATCATTCATCGAGGAAAAGATTTTGATATCCAGCAAATCTTCTACAACTTCTCTACGTGCAGAAGTGGGAAGTTGCATAAAGGGAACAAATGTAGAAGAACCAAGAATCACAATCTGTGTGAATGATTTGTAATTCATCTTCAGAACATTCTGCTCCAACCACTTCTGCTGATCAATGGCTGATGCAGATTGATCTAACTCTTCGTCATTACGATAGATCTTGAAAATGTTTGGTTTGATTCCACGTTGAATCTTCCAATGAACAGAGTTCACATCAAACTCAATCTCCACAAGACAGGTCTTCTCGTTTGTAGAGTTGATCAATTGTGCTTTATTGATCTTACGAAAAGACTTACCATACAAAACAAAAGTCAGTGCATCAAGAATGGTGGACTTACCTGCACCATTCGATCCAATGATTAATGTCGTACTCTTTTCGTTAAGATTGACTTCTGTTGGGTGGTTTCCCGTTGATAAAAAGTTTTGCCACTTAATCTTTTTGAAAACTATCATATTCAGAATCAGGGGGAATCACAATGTCGTCTGAGGTTATTACAGTATATCTGTGATCATGCATCTCACAGGTCTTGATCATTATCTCATCGTCTACTTCTAACACATTCATCTCAGGGTAGTCAAGTTCTTCGAGTTGTATGGCATATCTTTCTGCGTCGTCTTCTTCACAGAAGATATAAAGAACCTGCTCACCCTGTTCATCGACTACAGAATAGGCACCTTCTTTTTCTTTACCAGCAACTGTAATGATGAACATTATACGACCTCACACGCCTCTTGGTATATTTCTTTAATCAGAGACTGAATTACTGTTTTATTTAACTCAGTTTCAGATTCGTCAATATACCGACTGAGGATAGACATCGTATCTTCAGACTCTTCTGCTTCAAACTCTTCGGACTCATCGAGTTGGAAGTTCTCTACAATCTTCAGATCAGCAACACCAGACGTATAGAGTTTGTCGATGAACTTTTCAAACTTCTTTGTGTCGGTCTTCTTTCTTACGATGACCTTGACAATCTTATTCTCATACTCAGAGGTATTGAATGTCTGATGGTCAGTGTCTTCATAGAAGATTTTGTAGAACAGTCTGTGAGGATTGTTTATGGATTGATGTTCCAGGGATTCAGTATCAAAAATAGTGAAACCTCTGGGACTTTCGACATCATTCCAGAACATTTCATAGGGATTACCAAGATAGTACACGGTCCCATTGTCGGATCGAGAGTGATAATGTCCCGAAAAGACTTTCTCGAACTTATTAAAGGCTCTTGCGTCGTGACCGTGCTCCATGATGTGGCCAGGGGTTGCGACAAACCCGTTAAGTTCGAGGTGTCCCATTGCGACTGGACACTTTGTCTTCTTGATAATGTTGTTGGTTTCCTTTTCGTTTTGTTCGTTGATCCAAGGAAGGAATAGAACGGGGAGATCACCCACAGATACTTCTGTAGGAGAAGAATAAACCTCAACATTATCATATTCTTTCAGGAGAAGATCAACAGCATTGATTTCATTTGTGTTCTTGTAGTATGCATCATGATTACCAACCATGAGATGCATGGTAATACCCCTTTCTTTGAGAGGATCAAACACAACTCTCTTGGCCCACTTCAGTGATTTGAATTCAATACCCTTCCGACTATCGAATGCATCACCCATATGAATGACAGTATCGATACCTTCTTTGTCTATAGTAGGAAAGAAGACATCGTTGTAGAACTTTTCAAAGTAATCGTGAAAGAGTTTAGAACCCTTTCTGGCGCCGTAATGCGTATCGCTAATTATTGCAACTTTCATGTGGGTGTCTTGGGTTAAACTCTTCCATGGGTTGTGATTTGGTCAGGTCTCTACGTGACTGATTTTTAACTATAATAAAAGCATCTTTATTATACTTACGTGTACCGATTGGTGATTGCCACTTCTTATTGTAGTCTTCACCAACATCAATACCAGAGACTGCGGTTCCACCAATCTCTACAGTAATTTCATCGTCTTTGTCCCATCCCAATACTTGAAGATAGTCATGAAAATCATGAAGCCAATGATCTTCAGTCATGACTCTTTCTTCAGGATCCAGTTTACCAATCATTCAATTACCTCTCAACTTTTGATGTACTGCATCTTTGATACTGTTATAGTCTGAATAGTTACCACTGTCAAGATCATTGGCATCAAAGACTTCATCGAAGTCAGTTCTCTCTAGAATCTTGTTCTTAATCTCTAATTGCTTTTTCTCTTGTGAAATTCTTCTCAGGAATGCATAGTAGATAATCTGAGTAAAGTATGCAAAGGGGTTCTTTGACTTTTCAGGATTAAAGTTGTGAATGTATCTCACACAGTTTTCAATACCATCACAAATCATGTCATCTTTGAACATGTAGTTCACAAAGTTTGGTTTGTATGACAAGTGATTTGCAATCTTCAGAAAGCACTCACCAATGTAACGAGGAATTTCTGGTTTGGGTTCATCATTGAGTTTTGCTTTCTCCACTCTTGCGAAGTAGTTCTCAAGTGCATTCAGAAACTCCTTGTTATTTACATAGTGTTCTGCATTTCTGGGTTTGGGCATAACGATTCTTTTTGTTCTTTAAATTATACCACTGTTATCAAGTGTTGACAAGGTATCAAAAGCCATATAGACTAGGCTTGTCCAGGATGATAGATAAGTTATAGGTACTACTAAGAGGACTTATAAAGTTTCTCCAAGACTTCTTTCGTATCTCTTACATTTCCTAAGTAACCCATTCTTCTATCAAGCTTTTGAAAGTTACTTTGACTAGACTTTCTTACATAGTCTTGATAGTTCATAATCATTTCAATGTTCTCTGACTCAGACATCGTAAGAACATCTTCTAGATTAATTAAGAATAAGTCTTCATGAGAAGTTTTTAACCATGGTTCAAACTTATAACCAGTGATAGAACCTCTTGTTTTTATTGGTTGAACACAAATAGGATTAGAAACCAATAACATGGTTCTATCATCCTCATCAGATGCTGCTACCTTACAAAAGATTTCATCACCACATTTAAGTTTGATTGTTGCGTAAAAATCCTCTTCAATTCCCATTTAACTTTTCCTCCTTACGTTTTTTCCACCATAACTTTACAGCTTCACTTCTGTTCTTTCTATGTTGTTCTGATTGAGGACTACTTTTTCTATTAGGATACTTTAGACCCTTATGTGCCTCACTCATATTCTTCCTATCTTGGTCAGAGTGTTTCTTTCCAAGTTTGGTTTGTCTCATCTTCTGAATGGTTTCATCGGAGTGCTTACGGCCCTTCATAGGACCTCCTCCTTCACCACCATCAGTTCTGTTATGTAAAATACCTGTCCCCAAATCTTTTCTACCTAAAACATTAATCAAATAGATTTCGTGTCTAAATGCTTCATTTTCAGTTAGGTTCTGTTTCAAAAAGATTCTTCTCTCCTTAGGTGGTGGAGAGAATTTTCTATCAAGTGAATCAATACGACCACCCTTACCCTTACCAATATAATAAGGGGTTCCATCTTCTCTTAGATAAGCGTAGGTGTAATACTCATTCATTAGTCTTTTATATTAATAGTGAATATATCGTAATTGAACTGTTCAGATACGTAGATTTTTACACGTTCAATAAAATGATTCAATGTATAATTCTTTCTTGAACCAATAGTAAAGTCATCTGCAATATCATAAAGTTTTGCACTAACCTTATCTTTGCCTTTACGTAGGACTCTACCAATACTCTGTAAGTTTCTAACTCTAGATTTTGATGGAGAGGCAAATATTACGTTATGAAGGTTCTTAATATTAATACCAGTACTGAATGTTCCGTAAGATGCAACGATGATAGCGTCTTTTTCTCTTTCAGTAATCTCCCTTACTTGTTCTCTATCCTCAGCATCTACACCACCATGAATAAAGAATACTTTACGGTCTTCACTTACTTTTTTATTTATTAAGTCAAATAGAATGGCCCCATGAGCCTCTACTCTGGAATACAATACTAGACTATTACCATCTAAGTC